TTGGAGAGATGCTGATAACAACAATCATTTAGTTACTACTGATTTTATAAATGGATTATCTTTAGCTATTGCTATAAGAAAAACAGAGTTATATAAAAATTTGTGGGATCATAAAGAAGCAATCAAAAATATTAATTCAGCAGAAGAATTAAATAATTACAATCCTGAAAAAGGTTGGCTTATTACAGATGATAAGATTGCTATTAGAAATAACATATTAGGATAACATGAAGATAAGACTACTACCACCAGAGGAAGTCCTCGATAGTTGGTTAGTATTATCCCCTCTTATTAAAGATGCCTTAGATAAAGGTCAAGGGGAGAATACTCTCCTTGATCATATGAAAAGAATATTAAATTTTAATACACATTGTTGGTTGATTACTGATAATGAAGAAGTAAAAGGAGTAATACTGACAGAGTTTATTCAGTATACTCAGCATAGAACATTACATGTTATTACTTTAAGTGGTAATAACTTTGAATCATGGGTACACTTGTATCCGACAATAGAACAATTTGCTAAAGATGCCGAGTGCAAAGCAGTTGAACAATGGGGTAGACCTGGCTGGGCTAAGGTATTACCTAAATTAGTACCTGGGTTTGAACAAGCCTATGTGGTCATGCGTAAAAACATTGGAGAATAAATAAATGAAAAGAATTCAATTTGTAACTCGTCACAAAGGCGGTGGTGGTGGTGGCACAACAGTAACCGAGACAATCCCTGCTTGGGCAAGACCTTATATGGAGAACGTAGCGCAGGAAGCCGAATACAAATATGCTTCAGGTGCTTTAAATAATGTAGCAGGTGTTTCTGGTCTCCAAGAAAAAGCATTTACTACTGGTGCAGGTAATATCGAAAGAGCAACTGAAACAGGACTTAATACATTGCAAGGTTCAGCTGGTCGATTAGAAGACATGGCTAGAACTGGTACAGGGTTTACTGGTGGTGAAGCTCTTAAAGCAGGTGCTACAAGTGAAGCAGGTAAAGCTATCTCAGGCTTATCTACTCAATTCGGTGGAGCAGGAACATTAGGTTCTGCTCGTAATGCTATTGCTAATAAAGCAGTAGAAGCAGATCTTGCTAGCAAGTTTGCAGGTATCGACTATGATATTGCTAAACAAAATGCACAGACTAGACTAGCTGCTGAACAAGGGTTAGGCGCTACCGCAACCACAGGCGCTAATATTGCTACTGGTGGGGCTAATGCTTTGTCTAGTTTAGGTGGTCAACAAAGAACAATTGAGCAACAACAAGCTGATGCTGATTGGCAAGCCCTTAATCGTTATGCTTCTACAGTATATGGTTTACCTGCTAAACAACAAGCGAGTGCTTCAGGTGGTGGTAAATAATGTTTGGTCCTTTATCTAAAGATATAGTTAAAAAATCAACTGATATTCAAAATGAACCTGTTAAAGAAACTTCAGCTCCTCCTTCTTTTGGAAATGTTTTATCTTCAGTATTTGATTCTTTAAATAACGTTCCTACAAGACAACCAGGACAACAATCACCTTTTGCAGACCCAACTAAATTTAAATCTCCTTTTGCTCCTAAAGAACAAGAAGGAGAACAAAGCCCTTTATCACAATTTATGAAAGCTTTTGGAGGTAAGTAATGTATAATTACGAAGACGAAGAACAAAAAAGATTAGCATTACTAGGTGCTCCTCTAAGCGGTATTCAATATAGACCAACAGAAGCTGCTCCAGCTCCTGTTCAAGAAAGACCTAGACAACCAGGAATGGCTGAACAGATTGGTACTCAGTATGCTATGCAACAGGGTTCTAAGCAATTAGGCAAAGGCATGACATGGGCTGGAAACCAAATTGGTTCTCAAGCGCCAGCTCCTGTTCAAGATCTTTCAAGTGCAGCTGCTGTAGATACTGCTGGTAATGTTATGCCAACAGCTATGGCTCCTTTATCAGAAGCTCCTATGCAACTAGGTGTAGAAGGCACAGCATTAGCTCCTACAGAGATCGCTCAAACAGGTTTAATGGATGCAAGTACAGCAGGAGCAGCTGATGCTACCGCTGGAGCTACTGCAAGCATGGCAGGACCTCTTGCTGGTGGGGTTGAATATGCTCGCACAGGTGACCTTAAGAAGGGTGTCGGTGCTGGAGCAGGAGCCGCTGCTGGTGCTGTAGCAGGTAATGCTATATTGCCTGGAGTAGGTGGATATGTTGGTTCTGTTATCGGATCACAATTAGGTAGTGCAGTCGGAGGTAAATAATATGAATGCTCCTTTATCAGGGAAGCAAAAACGAGAGAATATGAAGTTTCTCTTGGATCAGTTGAGAGATACTGCTGCTTTCCGAAAAGAACAAAGAAGAAAAGATGCATTAGCTAAACAGCAAATGGATCACAAAGAACAATCTCAACAAGCTAAAATGGCTAACATGGGTGCGGTTCCTCCTAAAATGAGTAAACCAACTAACCCTGAATCAGGTCCTAACGATAAAATTCCTGCGCTATTAGCTCCAGGAGAAGCAGTTATCCCTGCTAAAGCTGCTCAGAAGCCTGAGAATAAACCTTTGATTAAGGCATTAGTAAGAGAAGGTCGTAGTGACCGTAATCTTTCTGTGCCTATACCTAAAGGATTTATGTGTGGTACTGAGAAAGTTAAAGGGTATCAATATGGTTCTCCAGAAGTAAGCCCTAATAATGTTGGTTATCATAATGCTGAATTATCAGATAGCGAAGGTTATGGTGTATTAAGGGGTTATGAGTATGGTATTGAAGACGTTCCCCCTAATTATAACGACCCTGCTTATATTGAATATCTTAATTCTCAAGACAACAGTAAAGGTATAATTCCTTCTATTGGTAATTTCTTTAAAGATACTTTTAGTAAAGGTGCTTATGAAGATGTAAACAAACCAATAGCAACAGAAGTTCCTATTGTAAACAAAGAAATTTCACCTGCTGTTCCTGTAGATAATACTACAGTTGTTAGTTCTCCTGACACTATTGCCATGAGAAATAACAATCCAGGCAATTTGCGGTTTGGTGGTGTCTATGATAAAGACCAAGGCATCTATGTTGATACAGGTAAATACCTAGAAGGTCAAACAGGTGTTGATCCTAAGACAGGTTTTGCTATTTTCCCTGATCATGATGCTGGTCGTGCTGCTTTAGAAAAACAAATTAATCTTGATACACAAACAAGAGGAATGACTTTAGAAAGTTTTATTACCAAATATGCTCCAGCAGCTGATAGTAATAATCCTAAAGCTTATGCCGCAACTATTGCTAAAGAATTAGGTATTAAACCTACTGATAAGATTCCTGCAGATAAGATTGGGTTGGTTGCTGATGTTATTACTAGAGTAGAATCTGGTGGTAAATATACAGCTAATGCTAGACAAAAAGAAGAAGAGAATAGAGGTCCTGTACTACTTAATGACCCTAATATTGTTCCTGAACCTGAAGCTTCTAAGCTTGATAGTGTTCCTCAAGGCGGTATTGCACAACAAGAAACTTACTTAAAAGATATTCCTAAAGAAGGTGGCACACAACAACAACAAATGTTGCGTGATCAAACTATACCTGAAGATAAAACAATATTAGGTAACTACTATGATTTTGGTAAAGAAACTATTGTTGATGGCTTAACAGCTATTGGTAATAATATTAAAGATCCAAAGGTATTAACTAATAATCTTAAGTCTTTTGTTACTGATACATTAGGTTTTAATGGTCAAGATGCCGCTAAGTTTGTTTCACTTTATTTAGCTCAAAGAGCAATGGGTGTTAGCGAGCGTGGTGCTTCTTTGTTTGCTGGTAAATATACCTTGCAGAACTCTGATGCTCGTGCTGCTAGAGAGCAAGCACAGATTAGTGCTATGGAACAAAAAGGTTATGTATACGATAAACAAACTAAACAGTTTAAACCTGGTGCTTTAAAGCCTGAAGGAGAAACTAAGTATAAAGTTGTTGATGGTAATACTTTTGCTTTCCGTAAGTTTAAAGAAGGTGGTACAGGTAGAGAAGAATATTATTTGGAAGCTCCAAATGGTCAACGCTTTACTGAAGCTCAAATTGTTGGTGTGTTTAAAGATGGCGATCCAAAACAAATACAAGCAATTAAAACTTTAACATCAGTACCTGCTGAAGCTTATTCTTCTGCTCAATTTGGTGATGCTGCCAATGCCGAGCGAAGACTAAAGAATCAAGAGAACTTAAGCAAAGTTGTTTCTAAAATGCAAAGAGAAATGCTTGGTGACCCAACTGATAAGAAGGGTAATGCTAATCCTAAATACAGTCAAATGCCTGGAGCCGATATTATGGCAAGCCAGATACAAGATACTGTAGAGAAGTATGGTTTAGATATGTCCAAAACTAAAGACCAAAGAGATGCTCAGACTGCTTTATTTCAAGCATCTGAAGAAGCTATTAGATTTGCTAAAGATGGTAAAGCTAAAATTGAAGATGTTTCTTTCTTCTTTGAACAACAAATGCTTCTTAGTGGTGTTGGTCCTACAAAAGAACTTTACAAAACTAAATCAGGCGATGCTCAACCAGCAGAAAAAGTTCAAAATTTTAAAGATGTTCAAAAGAAACTTGGTGGTGATAGAGCACAAACTATTAGTCAATTTACTACTTGGGCTAACAACTTTAGAACAAACAAAGAACTACAAAGTCAATGGGAACCTTCTGGAACAAAGAGTGGTTTCATGCGTTATGTAGAAAATGAAGCAAAGAAAATTAAATAAACAAGATAACCCTTAGGAGAAACAATTGGATAATATTATTGACTATCTGAACTCATTTCAGGAAAAACCTGATGTGAGCATACCAGATAACGGTGGTCGACTTATTGATGCCGATACTGCTGTAACTCCTGAGGGTGTTCGAGTTCGTTTACCTGGAGTTAACGCCAGAGAAGTTACTCAGTTTGATGAGAAGACTGGTGAATGGAAACAAGGTCAGGTAGGTGGCGATTTGCAAACCGCCTTGACCAAACGAATTATAGAAGAACAAGGGTTTACTAAACCTCTTGTTACAGAAAAGAAAGATGTGTCAGGCACTCGTAATATTGGTGATTACATTAATGACGAAGGCGCACGTTTATCTGATTATCAAATCAAATATGATTTGACTTCTTTAGGACCACAGGCTACAGCTCAACAAGCTCAATTAAAGTCTGTTGGTCGTATTGAAAGAGCTTTAAGAGAAAAAGATCAACCTAAAGATAGGTTTGAAATGGCTCTTAAGGGAGAATATAAGTACCAAGACGAAGGAGATTTTTATAATGATTTCCTTGGTAAGTACAATGAAGCAATAGGCTTTAAGGCTAAACCGACAGCGCCTAATGCACAAGCATATGGTATGTTCCCTGATGTATATGCAAGACCTGCATATGTAAGACCAGAAGAAGATCGTACAGGATACGCTAGAAGTAACTGGTCTACAGGTATGGACTCAGGTATTCTTTCTATGAAGAGAGATATGCTTGGCGCTGTTAACTCGTTATCTCCTGATGGGAGCAACGCTGAAGCTTGGACTCAAAGAAAAATTAATCGGTTGGCAGAAGAACTAAATGAATTACCATTTGGAAGAGATGCAGAAGCCTTTGATGAAAAGACTGGTGAATGGAAATTAGATTCAGCAGGTAAAGTTTGGAATAACTTTGTGTGGATGGCTGGTTCTAATCTACCTCAGATGGGTACTGCTTTAGCAGCAGGTGTACTAGCAGCGCCTACATTTGGTGCTTCGTTAAGTGTACCACTAGCACAAAACGCTGGTCGTGTATGGAACAACCAACCTGAAGGTCAGAAAGATCTTGCTTGGGCTTGGGGTACTGGTGGCTTAGTAACTGTCTTAGATCAGCTTGGTTTAAAGGGTATTACTGGAAGTTTAGGAAGTAAAGCAACTCAACAAACTATTGTTAGTACTTTAATGAAGTCTCAAAACTTAACTAAACAACAGGCAGAAGACAAACTACTAAAGTCAATGGGTAGTCTTGGGCAGCAATTAAAAGCTATTGGTGGTGCTGTTATTAAAGGTTCTGCCGCTGAAAGTGCTACAGAAACAGCTCAAGATCTTATTGAAGAATATGGTACTAGTTTAGGTGATATCAAAGACCCTGCTAAACTTATCAACACACTAAAGAACTCTGCTTATAGCGGTGCTGTTCTTGGTGGTGTTATGGCTGTTCCTACAGGTGTAGCACAAAACAAACAACGTAAGTTTGATATTGCTACTGAGTTAGGTCTTGAAACAGACAAGAGAACTGAAAAGTCTTTGTTTATTGAGAACATTAAAAATAAAACAGTAGATGAAAGTGGTAGAACATTTCCTAAAACTGATTTTGAGTTAGCAGAAGATGCTACTATATTAGCAAGTCAAAACAATAATCAATCGTTAGAAGCAAGTACTACTGAAGCAGATAAACCTTCTTTAGGAAAACAATTATTAAATGTAATTACTAATCCTCGTTTATTGTTTGTAGCAGATACAGCAACTGATTTAAAACCATTTATGCAATATGAGTGGGCGCAAAAGATTGGTGGATTAATTGATTCTCCTCTTGTAAGAGGTGCGTTTACTGGATTGTCTCCTTATAAGAGAGCAAGACAACTAGCTACATCTATTGAAGCAACTGTTCGTTCTTCTTTCGATAACGTACAAGGTTCAATTAAAGAAACTGGTTTAGCATTATACGAAGCACTAGAGAACAACCAACTTAATACTTTGGATCCTGCTTTAAACAAGGTAAGAGCTGATTTAGCAGCAACAGCGAATGTCTTTGCTAATATATTAGGTACTGACTATCAGAACGCTGAACTAGCTGCTCTGTTTAGAACACCTGATTTTTTCTTAAAGAACAGATTACCAAATCCTTCGTTGGTTAATAGTAATAAAGCTTCCTTTCAAAGATTATTAGAGCAGTATGTTACAACTCAAAACCCAGATGGTTCAGTAAGAAATCTTAATGCTACAGAAGCAGCTGAGATTACTGATCAATTAGGAAAAGAAGTTACTCCTAAATTGTTAAGACAATTAATGAATTCTGGTATGACTTCTAACGCTGCTTTTACAGAATTCTTTGATGATAATATTGAAGCAAATGCTGCTCGTATTATTGATAGGGCTTCTAAGCTTGCTGTTAAAGAAAGAATGTTTGGAACAAACGGTGAAAAGTTAGCTGCTCTTATTCAAGAGGGAGTTAAACGAGGTCATATTACTGAAGAACAAAGTAGAAAATTAGCTGGTAGTTTAAGTAATTATGTTAAAGCTTTTGATGGTGATCTAAACAAACCTAAGAGTGCTTTAGTACGTGGTATTACTGAAAACTTTAACTTTGTTTCTACATTGGTTTATATGGATACTGCATTGTTTGGTAACTTAAGTGAATTAGTTTATGGTTCATTAGGTTTAAAACCAGAACAACAAAAGAAATACTTCGGTCAAATAGCTAAGTCAACTGCTGGTGCTATGTTTGATAGCATTAAGAAGATGGGTGAGTTATCAACAGGTGGTAAATACAAAGTACCTGAATCTAATGAGAAACAATTCTTAAGAGGTTATGGATACTACGGTTTATCAGGAGATATTCTTTTAACCGAAGGTGTTTCTTTATCAAGTAGAAGCAAACGTAATATGTCTAAACTACTATTTAAATTAAATGGTGTTGAAGGTATTACTAACGCTGTAAGAGCTGTTAGAGGTTCTATGGCTAAAGATGAGTTGCTTGATTTAGTTGCTATGGTAGCTGAAGGAAAAAATAAAAATGCCGCTAGATGGGCAAGAGACAGGCTTAACTATTACCGTATGGATGTTGACAAAGTTATTGCTTTGTACAACAAGTACGGAAGAGAAGAGATGTTTGACGAGCAAGTAAGCGGTGTTGATACTAGTGGCGCTGAACGTGCTGCTGAAATTAATGAATTAAATAATGAATTTGTTAATGGTACAATTAACTTTATTGATGAGTTTGCTTCTAGACCTGAACCAGGTTCTACACCTATTGTATTTGATGACCAAAGATTTGCTTTGTTCACTCAATTCAAAAGGTTTACTGCACACTTAACAGCTAACGTTATCCCTCAATTATGGGAGATGTATCTTAAACGTTCAGGAACCCCACAATATAACTACGCTACATTTAGCTCTATGCTACTTACTTTTGGTATTGCATATTTAGGATTAGCTCTTAAAGATGCTATACGTGGAGAAGAAGGTGGAGACGAAGAAGATCGTATGATCAAAGCGTTAGAGTATTCATGGGGTGGTACAGTCCCAGATCTTTGGGAAGCAAGTAAAAAGATTTACAAAGCAGGTTCTGGTCAGTCATCTGCCTCAACAGCAGCGAAAGATATTCTTTCTCAGGCTCCAGGAGCTAATACAATATTTACAATAGGAAAAGACACTATGAAATCATTCTCTGAGAATGAAAAGGATTCTACTAAAGCTAAAGATAAGCTTGTAGAGAAGATTCCTTTTCTAGGGGAAATGCCTGTATTACGAGATTATTTTGCAACTAAGGAGACTAAATAATGGCTATTCAAACATCATCGTTTAATCCCTTACGTGCTCTATCTCAACAAAGAGAAGCTGAAAGAGCAGATGCTATTTTAAAAGAACAAGGTCTGCAGACACCAGAAGAATCTTTGCTTGACTACAACCCTGCAACACAAGGAGTATCCCAGCCAACAGCTGGGTTTCCTCGTGAGAGGTCTACTGAGCCTCAAACTTATTTTGACCAAGAAGGAATTCAACAAACTAATGTTGTTCCTTCTGAAATGGTTACTTCTTTTAAAGGAGAAGTACCGCCTACAACCTTTGGTTTACAACCTACAGGTGAGGAAGATGTTGCTGGAAGACCTATACAACAAGTAGTTCCTAAAGAAACAGATATGGGTTTCCTTGCTGCTGAAGATACTCGTTTGTCTGTGCCTAATTTCCCTGCTGATTTTTCAACAATGGATACAGCAGAGCAAACACTAAATGCTCTTAATCAACAAGGCTTTTTAGGTAGAGAAGACCAACAAGGCAACACTACCGAAATCCAATCATCTGATTTAACTAATGCTGCTCAACAGATTTCAATGGCAGCAAATAAGTTTTCAGATCGTATTGTTGGTAGTGTTTCAGAAGCACCTCAGCCACACTTTGCTGAGAACATTGATATGTTGGCAACTAGCTTGGGTGTCACAGAACAAAACTTACCTCGACTAGGTACTTCTATTTATATGAGTATGCTAGATGCTGGCAAAGATACTATTCTAAAGACAACAGGTCAAGTAGATAAGAATAAAGATATCTTAGGTGAAGAAGAAACTGAAGGAGAATTGTTTAAGCCTTCAGAAGGAACTCCTAATAATAAGATTCTAAATAAAGATGTAATTGAATCACTTGCCTATATTAATAAGAACTTAGATAAACAACCATACATGTTTGGTTTTTATTCTGCTATCTTTAAAAGAGCACATGAGTTATTACAGGGTAACCAAGGAGACACTCCTTCGGCTGTAGCTGGAGAGTATTCCAATAAAAATAATATTAAAGCAGGTGCTGTTCTTGCCGCTGATTTCTTTAAACAAGGTTATTTTGAATTAGCCAGAACAAAGAATGGTGATTACTTCCCTGTAGCAACTCCTAAGTTAACTAAAGCTGAAGCCTTAGCTTTCCAAGCAGCTGAAGCTTATAACTTAGTAGCTGGTTTAAATGCTAAGAACCAAAACATATTTGTAGCTCAACGTAACCCTTCTATTGGTGGTATTCCTGCTAATAAGGTAGCTCAATTTATTCGTGGTAAAGAAGCCTACACAAGTGAAGACATTACAGATCTTGGCATGGCATTAGTTAACTATGTTAGCTTACAAACTGACCCACAAAAATTAGCTATGATGCAGAAGATGGCTCAAGATGTTATGGAGAATGCTGTTTATTTCTATCTAGATGATAACTCAGCTAGTGGTTATGGGCTTGTGTCAGCTAAAAATGTTGAAGGACTTCCTCCAAAAACAACTACTTATTTAGCTTACTCAGATTCTATTTATGCTTCTACTATGCTAGACTTTTCAAAAGCTAGATTTAATGAGCTAATTAGAGAACATAAGCTAAAGATTGAAACCTCTGATGGTCAAGTAGTTAATCCTATTGTTTCTTCAGTAGCTAAAAATAAAGCCTTACAGGTAGGAAAGCATTTGGCAGAATATCTACCAAGCGTTAGTGTTGGTTTGTGGTATGGCTTTATGAAGAAGTCAGATATGACCCATCGTGCCTTCCAAAGAGCAACCAACGTAAACTGGATTAACCACGCAGGAACTATTCGTGCAGGTTTAGGATTCGGTAACAAGCCTTCTTTAAGAGTTACTAATATAGAAGAAAATATTTCAACTTCAAAAGGTATTTCTAAAGGACTAACACAAGTATCTGGTAGTGGAAAAGCTCGTGGAGAACAACAATTAAAGTTCTATAGTAAGTTATCTGAAGCAGATCAACTTAAATATGGTTCTACATATATCCTTGCTAATGCTGCTCATGAACTTGGGTTGATTAATCTTGGTAAACATTATTCATTTACTGATATGGTAAATGCTTTTGATAAAAATGTGTTTGATCAGTTAGTTCAGTACGGGCAAGAAGCTAATACTTGGTTAAACCAAGAAGGAGCTTTCCCAACTAATTTACCTGATGACCATTGGTTTGCTAAAGTAAATAAGAAGAAAGAATGGTTCCCTATTTTCGATGCTGTTACTATGGCATATGAAATGAACTTAGCTGAACAGATGGGTGGTAAACACGTTACTCTTAGGGCTATTGTAGAAAAAGACTCATCACAATCTAATGCGTTTATTCAAGCATTATCTATTGGTGATTTATCAACAATGAGATTGCTGGGTGCTAACGTATCTGATAAATTTGAATCTGAGTTTAAAAATCTACGAGAGAAAGCGGCTTCTACTGTCAGTGATGACATCAATGAAGCTCTATCAGGTGAAGACGAAAGAGATATTGCTGCTGCCTTAACAAAATTCTTTGATAAAGTAAGAGCACATCCTGATGCTAACTTCTCTAAGTTGTATGCTCGTGGTATTGTTGTTGCTGGTCTTTATGGTAAACATCCTTCATTTATGTTTAAAGAAGTAGAAGACATGCTTGCTGGTATTGAGTTGCTTCGTGGTATGGAATCTGAAGTAGCTAATATTAAAGATTTATTTGGTAATGATGAAAAAGGATTACAAGAATTACACAAGACTATCGCTAGTGTATACGCTAAATCTTTTAAGAAGCATATGCCAGGTCTTTCAGCTTACCAAAGAGTTATGAAGTCTTTAGCTACAGTTGTAGCAGCTACTTATGGTAGCTCTATGTTTAAAACTTATGGCGGTCAGCTTATTAATATGGCTGGTGCTCATGGTATTCTTACTGAAATAGATAAGAAGAAATTATTCCGTATGGAACAATCATTCTTAGATACAGGTGTTCAACAAGAATTCGGTTCTGTAGGTCAAATGATGCCTATGACACTTGAAGGTCAAGATACTTCTGTAATGCCTCTTGGTGTTACAAAAGATATTAGAGCCTCAGGAGATCGTAAAGCAGATAGACAAACTAAGAATCGTAAACAAGAACAACTAGTTACATTACCCGATGGCGACCAAGAGTATGGTGGTTTCTTTGCAGGTAATTCTTTCCGTGATGCCTTTGCTGTTTTAACTACACAATCAGGTGACTCGTTCATGTGGTTTACTGCTGTAGTAGCTGCAAATAAATTCATGGGTAAACAACAACCATTAAATACCTTACCTATTCATGATGCTGTATTAGCTGATTCATTGTCTGTTATTCCTTTCTTAATTGCTTATAACAATATTGCTCCCTACGATGTAACCAAGGAAGCAAAGAAGATGTGGAAAGGTTTTCAAGATCATACACTTGAGTCTATTAAGAACGCTAAGAAGATTGTTGCAGAAACAGGTAGAGCTAATATAGGTGACGAAGGTCTTTACTCTGCTGTATCAGGTTACTTTGACAGGCTATGGCATTACTCTCATTCAACATCGGAAGATGTTAAAAAGAAAAGAAAAGGAGCAGCTGATCAAGCAGCTAACCTATCTAAGCGAAGCCAAGAAATCCTTGCTATTGCTGAAAAGAATGGATGGATAAGAAAGACTGAAAGTAATCGTGACAAGCGATACAACCTACTAATTACACCAACTAAGTTTAATAATCTAATTGATTTAATGCTTGAAGCGCAGGGATTGTCATCAGCAAGTAAATCAGTATTTGGAATATCAGGTCATAATAATAATACAAAAGTATTAAATGGCTTTATTGATAACATTTCAAATATTGAATCCATGCTTGCTAAGATGTCAAGAGATATTACTAACATGCGATAAGCAATTTAAAAACCCCCTAGGAGAAATCCTAAGGGGTTTATTTTTTCTTTAGTCTATAGACTTAAGTACTTCACTTGCATGGTTTCTAGCTGACCTTGTTTGTTGGTCTGCTAATTCTTTAGCTTGACCTTCTGTGTATCCTGCTTTAATCATTTCAGCAATAGATTCACGGTTCATAGCTTTAAACATCTCTTCATTAATCATTGGAGTATATGCAAAATCAGGATTAATATTATACTTATCGCATAAATCCAGGTCATCTGTATCTCCGCCAGTCATGGCATCCAAGTTATAACTTTGTTTTGTCATTTGTTTGTTCCTTGTTAGTCGGTTTATTTTTAAATATCTCATCCCAGTTACTTCTGAACTGTTCAGGGTTAGGGATAGGTCTAGGCTTACTGCCTTTACCCCCTGTCGGATTGCTCATCAGTAACTCCTCGTTTCTTTTGCAGAATGTCTGGTACAGCAGTAGCATTACCTACATACTTACCATCAACAAAGATCTGTGGGATAGACCTGAAGTTATGCTCACCAAAGAAAGTATCTTTGTGTTCTTGGGAAATGTTAGCATCAAACACATCGATATATTCGTAATCAATTTTGTCTGCGTTAAGTGCGGATTTAACTCCCTCACAGGCAGAACAATTATTTCCACCGTATACTGTAATCATTTGCTTGAGCGTAAGAACCAACATAATTTATTTAAACCAACAGAGTAGTCACCAATAACTGTCTCTACTGCCCCATTGTTTGCTGACTTATATAATGCTTCAGCAGATGTAATTAATGTTTCGATATCCTTATACAGGTCATCAATCATCTTTGATGCTTGCATATTAGTAGGGAATTCACAATCCATTACTGTTGCTTCACAGATAGAACGCAAGTCAGCTGATACCTGAATACCTAGTTGACGTTGTAATTCACCTAACACATCGTGTTGTTCGTATAGGTAATCATATACCTGTTGAAATAACTTATGGTATTCAAAGAAGTCAGGACCAACCACGTTGAAGTGGTATCCATGAGCCTTAGTGTATACAGCAAAGTTATCTGCAAATAAATTCTTTAATTGTTTATCAATCATTTAATTAATCCTTTCGATCTACGAAGTACAGCTAACCAGTATTCTACTTGTTGTTCTGAATCAGCTTTCATTTTTAATTGTTCTTCCGTAGCATCTGCAGGGAAGTTTTCTAATGCAATATTCAATCGTGTGATATGAATAGCAATTCCTTCAAGAGTTAGTAGTGAGTCTACGTTCATTTTGTTTTCTTTTCTGTTGGTTTGTCTATATATAGTTTAGTCTTTTTAATACTAGTGATCCATACCTTAGGTATAGTTATCACAGCATTAGCCATGTTATCCTCAGATACTGCTGCTGCTACAGCTAATAGGTCATCTGTTTCTTTAACAACAAATCCCATAGTGTGTATCAACGCAGTGTTATGCTCATCATCCTGTTCTTCTTGTCCTACCTCTATCCATGAAGAAGATGCTGTTGCATCAGCCCAAGTGACATAAACCGATGTAAGAAACTTACGTTTAGTTCTAGTCATGTAAGTCCTCCAAGGTAAATTTCCTAGCAAGGGCTTCATCAGGATTTTCTTTCTTCCACTTACGATAGTCCTTATTGTAAGCATTGTAGACTTCTCTACGTTTCTCTCCCTCAGTAATAAACTCTTTAAGCTTAGTACGGAAAGCAGTTAATTCATTAATTAACAAATCAAGCTTATCTAACTTTTCTTTGACAATCTTTTTATTGTAATTGTAAACATAAAAGTCTAATGAAACTTTTCTATTACAATCAGATATATCTATACTTGCATTAACTCCACTATCAAAAGTATCTAATGAAATATACGTTTCAACAGCAGCTACTCCAATCTTTTTGTTTAAAAACTTTCTTGAGTTGTAACTTAGCTCTTTAAACTTAGGTTTGGTTGGTCTCTTCATTGTGTATCCTGTAAGTTAAGTGGAACCGATATGGGACTTGCACCCGTGTAACACCTAGCTTCCTTATCAGCTGTAATAAGTGTAGTGTATTATCGGTATGGAATAAAAAAGGGAACCATAAGGTCCCCTTGCTGTATTTATATTTATCGTGGCGACAGTGGTCCACTCTTTGAAAGGAGAATTAGAATGAAATCTTTTTCCTTTAGAGCAGAGCTACTATCGCCTTGATTTGTAAGGGTTAAATCTCGCAGCCGCCAGCAGTACAAGCAAGTGTTTGAGCGCCTTCTACGTTATCTCGGTCTTCTAAGAACAAAGACCAATCCAAATCAGGCATCTCTGAAGCTAGCTTATGGTAAGTATACTCATCAGTATCTTCATATGGAGCTTGTTGGTATGTACCACCATCGTCTGGTAGGAAGCTAATACCTGTACACTCATCGAAATGTTCAAATACCCATGCACCTACCTCCATCCACTCATGGTCTTTAACAGAGATAGTTACTGAAGGCTTATGCTCACACCAATGTCTCTGGTATGCCAACCAGATTTCTAAGTGTTGTAATGCAGTAAGGTCTCTACGAGTAAATCCTTCTGACTTCTGAGGGAAAGAAAATACAACTGTCTGATCAGGCTTCATAAAGCAAGGCTCATTAGGAACACCTTGATCAATCATGAATTGAGTTAGTGGGTCTTTAATATCCTGACGAACACGACGAATATAATATGGTGCGTGGCCAGCATGAATACCAGAAGATGTCTGTGTAAGTTGGCTTACAGTACCCTCAGGTTTAACACAGGTGATAGCCGCAGATGCTGGGATACCCAACCTATCAGCCCATTCCTTATTCACTGCTCTGGCACGATCTCGCAAGCCATTGAGTAGCATTTCTAGGTTAACACCTTCACCACGTAGTAGTGGGTTATCCAAGATGCCAGTCATAGACACACCTAACAAGCGTTCTTGTTCTGTGTTTGTCTTCCACACATCACGAAGATAAGGGAAGTTAGTCAATGTAGACTGGAATGTACCCATGATAGTAGCTAGCTCTACCTTGCGATATAAACTACCAATAGTATCTGTAGGTTCTACAATAACAGTAGATAGGTTACAGAACTGATAAGGCTTAAGAATAATCTCTGAGCAAGGATTAGTACCATAGTCTACATTGTGTTCACGGAAACCAAACTTAGCAGCTTGTTTCTGAGAAGCTTCACGGTTAAAGATACCTCGCTCACCTGAATGAGAGTTATAAATATCTAACCATTCCTTCATGAACTCACCGATAGAAGGCTTGTGTGTATAAATAGCTGAGTTATTAGCTAATGCACGTTCAGCATGATTCTCCCACCAAGCACCTGCCTTAGCAGTAGCATGGTCATAAGAACCTAAGTCACCTAAGCTAATCATAGCTGATCGACGTACACCACCAACAACAACTACCTCACCGATCTTACACATGATATCATGGCATTCAATCGGGCTTAGTTTTCTGTCTTGAGCGTTCTTAAACTTGTTTACTGTGTATTCAAACAAAGCAATCAATGGCTGAGGACCTGAAGCTCTACCACCAAATGTCTTTAATGGAGCACCAGCTGGTCGCACTAATGATGTATCCCACTTAGGAATAATACCAGCATACAAGCGAGCAATCAACAATCGATAAGCTTCACACCAACCCTCTTTAGAGTCGGCTACTGTAATAACCTTATCTGATTCTACTAAGGTAGGTACTACAGGTAGTTGACTTACGTACTTCTCTTCACATGAGAAGCCTACACCTGTACCACATAAAAGAATATACATAGCTTCATCGAATGAACGTGAGCTATCAATAGGCAGATAAGAACAGTTGTATGCTGCTACGTGGGTACGGTCAAGTGCCTCACCAGCAGTCATGATACTACGCATTGATGGTAATACCTTTAAATCTTTAATTGCATGTGTAAGGTCTGCCCATGTTTGAGCATCAACCTTATCACCTAGTTCTTTCTGGAAGAATTCTACCCAGCGATGGGATGTTTCACTCCAATTCTCTCTTCGAGATTCTTCAGGTAGGTAGCGTGCGTAACGAGATTTGGCGATAAATTCTTGGTATTGATTCATTATTATTATATTCCTTAACAGAAAAAGTATTGAGAGTTGATTACGTCAGACACATCTAGGTCTCCTAACACAGGTTGTGTGTATCCGAATGAGTCTTTGTGTTTCATTAAATTGTTTTGTAAGACATCAAAGAAATTCTCTGTGTCATACTGAGCGATGAATTGCTCTTTAGTTATTCTTTGTAGCCTATCCACATCATTAGCATGTGTACTAAAAGAGTCATGCACAGCACCAAACGATCCACTAAATGTTCGGATGGTATTTGCCATATGAGCTGCATCATAGCTATGTACCACATTAGGACTAATGCCAGAAGCAAAAGATCTGCGGCATGGAACCTTTTCGTTAGTGTCTTTGTTTCGTACATCAACCTTAACAATATGTGATATGGATTTATTGTTGTTAACACCTTTGATAGTGCCTTGGTAACGTCGTTCATGTTGTAGATACACCTTATATTTAACAGGGAAGCCTGAAGGAGTAACCCATTCGATACCTTGTTCACCAGAGTTAAGCTCATGTTCAGCTATCTTCTGTAGATACTTAGTAGTCTTAAGTGGTCCTGAGCATACTGAGTTAATAGCCTTGATAAGACCACCAGCTAGTTCATCAGTATCTTCTTCAGTAATATTGTATTTAGAAGTATAACCTTCTACGTGGCAATCATCATACATATTAGATTGTATCTTCTTTTTACCTGCTGAGTAAGCTCTTGTCATTGAACCTCGTTTAGCAATACCCTTGCGGATATGCTTCATAGGTATCTGTCTTTGTTCAAACCATGTAGGCATTAGCTCAATTAATTCTTTAGCTACTGCTACATAGAAGTCCTTCTGAATAGGTGTAGGTACAAGACTAACCAACGTACCCGCTTGTTTGTCCTTAGACATAGCAGCAAGGTGTTGCCATCCATTATTACTACCATCAATAGGAATAGGTAAGCCAGACATATAAGGTTGTCCTGTGAGTTTACTTAAGTGATACTCAGCAATCTCTACACAACAAGCATAATATGATACAGGCTTCTCAGCTTCCATAAACATCTGACCTTGTAAGCCAGCTAAACGGATTTCATCTAGGTGTTCTAGAGTCCATCTTACTCTGTCTTCAAGAGTCATCTTGTCTACTGAGATAGTATCTAGTTGTTCTTCATTCAGATACTTGATATAATCAGTACTGGTCCAGGAGAGATTAGATAACTCATCCACAGTATAAGACTGGTTATAACAAGCAGCAGCATGAATATAAAGCCACCTGATCCCTTCATCGGTTAACTCCTTCTTATCATCAAACAAATATAAACCACGGGCTAAGTCACTACCTTGGAATTCCATAAAGGATTCTGCATAGTATATCCGACCCCGATAATCACAAGAGACTTCTTGATAGAACGGTAGCTGATGTTCAACAATAAAGTCTGCCTTCTTAATTACCTGATCGAACTCAAATAGCTTTGATAAAGCTCTTTGTACTCGTGGATCTTTCTTACGAAGAAACTTAGTACCATCTAAGTGCCAGAACTGTTTCTTAGTAGGTAGCTGGTCATCTTCCCAGTGAATATTATATTTAAATAATTCACCATGTCTATCAGTAACATCAAGAGTTTCTGTAATGAATTCACTACGATACTTCTTAATTGTTTCTAGTACATTAAGGTTGATGTTCCAAGCTTGCTGTCTAAGACCTTCCATAGCTTGAATGAAAGGTTTATCTAAGTATTCTTTAAATAACTTTCTGTTGTTCCATCCCTTGATATAAGGTTCTTTGGTAATAGGGCTAATGAGATTATCAATAGGTCTTGGCTTACCAAATACCGTACCCTTAAGAATAGGTTTAATATTTAAAGGTTGATTAACAACAGACACTACATAAGGTGCTTTGCGACCATCGTATTCTCTGAAGATATCAATGAGACCATCTTGAAGAAAAGCTTCAAGCATAAGGTCACCGATACCTAGAGCAATACCAGGATCAGTCTCATCTAAGTCTATTTGTCGGCATATACCTACACCGATCTGTATAGAAACGTTAGTGAGCTTAACATACGACTTAAGAGAACCTCCTTTGGTTACTCTTGCTGGTGCGGAGCAGTAATTGAGAACTAAATCCCAAGATTCTGCTACGAACCTTTCTAAATCAGACTCCCAATTAGGGTAAGCTTTAAGTAGCTTTGCACCTTTGTTGTAAGCCTTCTCAGAGTCTAGGACTACCTTGCCTATCTTCTCTGATAAATACGAGACTGGATTCATTCTAACCTTTCAAAGTTGAGTCTAAAATTATAACATGAATTTTAGTTTTACGCAACATCAAAGTCTAATAAGTTTACATCTGATAATCTACCTGTGTCGGTATTATATTTAGTAGAACCACAATCACCTGTCTGACCAGTGAATCGTGATTTAAGTACTCTTAGTTTGATTGTATTACGTTCAGCATCTGTTACTGCTACCATGTTACGAGCAAAGGCAATAATATCAAATGAGATTTGTTTAATAGAGCCTGAGCCTTTGATATCATCGATAGAAGGTAAGTGACCTTCTTCAAATGGCTTCTCACCTTTGCGTAGATGAGAAATAATACCTAACCAGATGTTATGCTTCTTAGTAATCTTAAGTAAGTCTGACATGACTGAGTCAACTGCTTCATTACCTGTTTTACCTTTAGCACCTTCAGATACAGCAATAGTGATGTGATCAAGGATAAGATACTTACAACCCATTAAAGCTAGGTGTTCAATCTTATCAACCAATGACTCATCACTTACAGAACCTTGGTGATCAAGTAATACTAAGCGTTCATCACCAAAGACTTTCTTAAAGCCTTGGTACTGTTCTTCTTCTGTTACCGTTGTGTCCATCAGATTCTTATTAAGAGCCATACCAATAAACTTCTGAGCTGTATCACCGATAGATTCTTCTAGTGATACCATGCCTACCATATCAGTAGTCTTGTCTAGGATTTCTAGTACAATCTCTTTGATAACAGTAGATTTACCTGAGCCTGTGCCTGAAGTAAACAAAGCAATCTCACCTAGTCTCATGCCTTTAAGCTTGGTGTTTAAACCATTAAGACATTGAGGGTATGGTAATGATACTGTGTTCTGTAGTTCTTTAAAGTGATTCCAGATATCATCACCTCTTAGTACTCCTACAGGTGAGAACTCTTTAGCATCAAATAAACAACGCATAAGAGCATCAGTACCGTGCTTAACTAGTGTATCACAAGGATCTTTCTCAGGTAATTGTGCTACCTTAACCTTATCAAAGCCAATAATCTTAGCAATCTTCTGTGTAGCTTGTTGACCTACGTCATCGCTATCTAGCATAAGAACAACAGAGTCAAAGGATCTAATCCATTCTCTTTGCTCTAAGATTAAGTTAGTAGCAGAAGCACTAGGCATAGCTACAACAGGAAAGAACTTCTGATACTTACTGTACTGCGCTTGTGACACAGCCATAGCATCTAGTTCTCCTTCAGTAATTACTAATGTACGAGAACCATTAGCTACGTTCTGACCGAATAGTTCTGTACCTTTAAAGTCACCATGAATAACAAATTGTTTAGGTAACTTTCTTTCTTTATAAGCAGCAATAGAGTTCTTCTTAGTGTATGGATAGAAGTGAGAACTAATAGTTCCATCTTCAGCATAGCTAACCTTAACTCCGTAGTGAGCAGCAACTACCTTAGTAATTCCACGCTCTTGAAAACCTCTTGTATCATATTCCTGAATGTCTGTTAGTGAATGCATATCGTAATTGTATTCCTCTTTAATGTATGTTGGGTTGATTGGTGATGACTTACAGCAACTAAAACAGTAACCGAATTCATCTCCATCCTTGTAACTAAATGCGTCTGATGAGTCGCACTTAGGACAGTTAGTATGATACCATCTACTCATTCAAATTGTTCCTTATCTATTCTATCAATAAAGTCTGTAGCAAACTTCTCTACCTTTTCTTTAGCGATAAATTTAATAGCTCCTATATTACCATTCCAATACTTATTCTTTCCTTCTTCGTATTCAGAATGTAATACATTAGCATGCCATTGAAGTTGTACCTCAGCATTAACTACTCCTGCTCTTGTCTCGTAGATACTTACAATATGGAATTCAAAATATTCTTTACCATATTTCTTGATAGCATCTTTAACATTAGCAGAGCTAGTTAAATACTTCCTCCAAGGACCTTCCTTTTGTTTTCTTTTCTTACCAAAGTTTATGTGGAAGAACTTTCTTCCGATGTAAAGTCTTCGTTCATCGGGGTGAGTGCATCTGACGATGTAGACGAATCCACAGTATCTTGAGACGTCGAAGGTGTCTCCTCTCCAGAGCCAGTGTCCTGTATCCATCTAAAATCTTCCTCTAATTCTTCAAATGTTTTAGGTCTTAAATCTTCTAATAACCTACGAATATAAATATTGTTAGCACACTTAACGAAAGGTTCTTTCCATTCATTACGTGGTAACTTCTCTTCCCAAGTCTTAATAACAGTATCCCATAGTTGTTCCATAGGTACATTATCAAGTAGCTTATCAGCAGTCTTAGGTCCTATCTTAGCAATACCTTTGATGTTATCTGTAGCATCGCCTGTAAGGAATTGTTTCATAGTAAAACGATAAGCAAACTCAGGAGTAATCTCTACAAGAGTTCCTGTACGGTAGTTGTATTGCCAGCCAGGAATCTGTTGTAAGTCTTTATCTATACAACAAACAATGTATGGTTCTTCTTCAGCAATACAATCCATTGCTCCTATAAATACGTAGTCATCTGCTTCACCACCATCAGACTTGATAGCGTGTTCATTGGCATACTCGTATAGCATATCGATACGTTCTTTAACGTCTTCCTCGAATGCTTGTTTACGATGTCCTTTATAATCAGGATCTACTTCGTATCTAAAGTTATTTTTACCTTTGATATAGACTAAACCAACATCAGCTTCTAAGTTGTTAATAATCTCTTTAAGCTTATCATCAAAAGCTTTCTTGCATCTAGTCTTAGACTTCTCTACAAAGGCTATAGTATAGATGATACTATCAGCATCAATCAATGCTTTCATTAGTGTACCTCCGCATAGTTCTTACCTATCTTACCATCACCACCCATACAAGTAACTCCGAACCACTTAGGAGCTTCTTCAAAGGCTTTTACACAGATATCTTTAACAATCTCTGCATCTCTGTCTTGGCATACCCAAGCCATCTCGTCATGATAGTGTATAATTGGGTAGGCATGTATCCCTGCTTCTTTGATCTTGTCCCTTGCGTATACCATAGCTGCTTTACAGGTAATACCTTCAGCAGTTTGTAGCAAGTAATTAAGAACTTGATGTTCAGAATTAACAAAGACAATACGACCATCAAGACCACGAATATAAGCGTTCTCGCTACCAAACCTATTAGCTGTGCTGTTATATTGAGCACTAAGTTTGCTCTTGAGTTCTCCCAATCCTGGAATTGATGCTTTGAATTTTTCATCTGCGGCTTGTCCAACTTTTGTGTCTCTCTTTCCTGTTAATATTAAACCAATCTTACCAGCACCAGCACCAAACAAATAAGCATACAAGAAAGGTTTAGCAATCTTTCTGGATACACCCAATACATCAGCGTTTCGTTGGTGTACATCTCCGTTAATAACTTCATTAGTAAATTCCTCGTTACCGATATAATGACATAGACCTCTCATCTGGTTACCAGCAGAGTCAGCACCTACAATAGACATACCATCTTCGCAGATAAGTAATGATCGTAGTTCTTCTCCGTAAGGTGTACCAACAGAAGGTAAGTTAGCAATTACTTCATGACGACATCTGAATGTAGGAGTACCTACTGTCCAGACCTTGCCATGTAGTCTATTATCGCCTTGTTCTACTTGTTCGATCCATCCTTCTAATACAGACTTCCTATTACGAATAGATAAGTATTCAGAGAGCATAAGACCGTCATCACCTAAGGGTTCTAATGAAGATTCAGTTAGCTTAGGAGACTTGTTAACAAACTTACCATTGATTCTTTCTACGTTCCATTCATCAGGAACCCAACCAATAGAATACAAATAGTCTTTAACAATCTCTAGTGAACCTAAAGAAGCTTGAGCAAACTCTACACGACAGTAGTCACCCTCAATAGGTCTGTCTTCCTTACCTCGTTCTACCTCGATATCAAAGTACTTAGCAGTCTGAACAGCGTAACAACCATCTTTACGCCACTTAGGAGACTTAAATTCTTCAGGCTTATCTAGCTTAAGAGTTCTCATACCAATCTTAGGCTCCATTGTTTGTTCAATGTGAGTCATACGAGCAGCAATCTCATCTCTAATGTTATAAGCTTTCTGTAAATCAAATACCCAACCTTTGTTTCTCATCTCAGCTTCAATACGAGAGAACTCCATCTCAACTTCTAAGCCCTTAAGAAACATAGGGTTAATCTTACTAAGCTTAAGAGCATCTTCTTTAAGCTTGTTGTATACCATAACGTTTAATTCTACGTCACGAATACAGTATGTAAGCATCTGTCTAGTATACTGAGAGAAGTCATTGAACTCTATCTTAGGGAAGCTAAGAGCAGCACCCCATCCTTCAAGACCATGCTTATGTTTTCTTTTGTATTGAATTGTTTGCGACATTACCCATGTATCCCAGCACTTAGTAGTGCTAGATGGTTCCCAATTAAATAATTGTTTGAGAACAGGTAAGTCATATCCACAAATATTATGACCAGCTAATACCCTAGCTGTGCTAAGGAATTTTAAACCCTCTTCTAGAGAGGGGTAATCTGGATCATAGTCCGAGTAAATAAATTGTTCATTGGTATCTGGATTAATAGCAACCAAACACCACACCTTAGAGACGCTAGGCTGTAAGCCATTTGCCTCAATATCGAATACGAGTTTCATTTAGGTTTATCCTTAGTATATCCCGCCCAGTCCTTAAGCTTAGTAAACAGGTCTTCAATACCTGCTTTATCTAGCTGACCGTAGGGTTCAAGCGTTCTTTTCTTTCCTTCCATGAGCCAGTAAGTAGAACCATCTGAGTGAAACTCAAATAGAACTATTACTGTGCCATGAGCATTAGTTACTTGTTTGTAAAGCGATTTCATGCTGGGTAGTGTCCCCAAATAAATAACCGAACTTAGTGAAGTAATGCATCTCCATTACACGAGCTTCTACTTCATGAGGAGCAAACATATAATCATCGTTATTAGCTGCTGTATCGTATGAAGTAACATACAGTCCTGAGTTCTTACCCCTAAACATTTTAGTTGTAGGTAGTTTTCTTTCAGTAAGGAATTGGCATGCATGAGTAAATTCATGAGAGATAATCTCAAAGAACTTTGTTTGTGCATACATATCTTCTGTATGTGTAGAAGCTAGTACATCCCAGAATTGTATTTGCATTAACTCCTCTTCATCAGACCATGAGCACGAATCTATTTGAGTAAACTGTGGTGATACGATGAATGAAATATTAATGCGAGCCTTAGGGTGTTTGTTAGTTACCTCGTAGCGTTTACAATAATCTTCTAAGACTAATCGGAAGAATAACTTAACATCCTCTTCCATATCAGATAAACAGTGCACTGATATTCTAAGTTTAGTTGTGTTGTCAGTCCATTTATCAATGGCTTGTTTCATTTAATCTTCCTAACACGATAGTTGAATGACCTAGTTCTTCTAAGTCTTTAGCCATGGCTTGTATCATATGATGAGCCACAACTAATTGTATTCTTTGTTTATCAATCTTGTTAAGTAAGTAGGTGATGTATATTGCTGCTGCAACTAGTGCAACAATTAAGACTTCCATATTGAGGATTCCTTTAGAGCAGGGCTAGAGTCCTTATTCCAATCAGCAATGAAGACTACATTAACCCCTTGATTGATAAGGAAGTCTGTTCCTTGGTTAGACTTATACCCATTACGGAAGTACACTTCTTTAATACCAGCTTGGTACAAAAGCTTTGCACAATCAATACATGGTTGGTGTGTTACGTAAGCAATAGAATCTCTTGTGGAGATACCTGCCTTAGCAGCCTTAGTAATAGCCATAGACTCAGCATGGATAACCTCTGGGTGAGTATGGTTGTGTTCATCCTCACAGGTATTATCGCTGCCAGGTGGTGTGCCATTATAAGAGAATGAAATGATATTACCATTCTTAACTAAGACACAACCGACCTTAAGCTTATTTGCTTTTGATTCCTGTGCTATACGTTCCGCTATTTCTAGATAAGTATTGTTGTTCAATCAGATTCCTTTCGTAAAGTAGCGACATCATAATCATAAAGTTATGTATCTCTCCTGTCTTAATAAACCAGTCTATCCTTTGGTTAATCATTACAGTAAGTTTGCTATATGGATCTTTGTAAATCACTTTGCTCTCGATTTAATCTTGTTAAGATTAGATTCATAGCAGTGATTAAGACTAATACCGTTAATACTAGCAATAGAAGTTACATAATATAGAACATCACCTAACTCACTAGCAATTTCATCCTTACTAAATATCTTACCATCTTTAAGTGATTTAACTTTATCATTAAGAACTTCTCCAGCTTCAGCTGCAAGACCCATATAATAAATAAGACCATCAGTATTATAATCATTAGAGTACTGCTTAATAAGCTCTTGATAATCCATATCATTTAAATCATGTTGATTAATCATTGTTTTCTTCCTCTATTAATTCTAAATGCCTATTACCGAAATGAAAGCCAGCACCTTTTAAGAACTCTTCGAATGCAATAACAACATTTGGTAAATAAGTCAAGTCATTATACCTTACTTCAATACGACTTTCTTCATTATAGTTTTCATCATCAACTCTTTCACAAGTAAATGTGTACCTATTTTTAATCACACGAATTCCTTTCCTTCATTTTCTCGTTGTAAACTAAATTGATTCTTCATAGCCTGATAAGTCATTGGTGCGTGTCTTTCAAACCATTGTAAGCGTTGAGTCATCTCAAACACCCTAGCCCATAGTTCATCTTTAGTCATGTAATTAGTCATCATCTTTTAATCCTCTTACAGTTAGCTTGATTCTCTTTACATTCATACTCACCACAAAACCCATTACATTTTGATTGCCACCATCTTCTTATTTGTTCTAATGGTGTTTCAATAACAGGGTTTAACTCAAGCCACTGCTTGCACCATCTTACATGGTCATCTCTCTGAAGCTTAATCTTATCATGAGATAACTCATAGTATTCATTAGCTATCATCTCAATGATCTGCCTAGCTGTTAGTCCTTCAATCATCTATATATCCTTATTCCTAAGCATAAAATTCTATAACCAACATAAGAGTTACCGTTATTGTAGTACGTTACTCCCCAATAAAACGGTGTGCCTTTAAGCCAAGGTAACTTAACAAACTCAATAGTCATTTTAAGTTATTCCCTACGTTATAATACCCTTCATGATCTTCAAGCAATAATAGTAACATAGTCTCTAGCTTGTACATCTCTTTAGGAGTTCCTTTAGCTAAGATCGTTCTTGTAAAACCATCTTTACCTTTGTTATACTCCTGAAGAAACTGAACACCACTACCAATGTATCCATCATCTTCTGTTCCTACATGGTAACCTATATACTTCCTTCCTGTCTCTAAGTTAACCCACATATATACAAAGGCTTCTCCTGTTGTAGGAGCAGGTGATACTATTGGTGCATCAGCTAATTGTAATACTCCTTCTTGATATTGTTTCCAATAAGAGAAGTTGTATGCTACCATATAACCACCCTTATGGCTACGCCAAAGGATAACAAAAGACTCAGAGCCTTCATTAGCTGTTAGGAAGTCATGTACCTCTTCATCATAAGAACCTACAAATGTCTGACCATTGATTTTAATTTCAATCATCTCTTTACCAGAAGAAGTTTCATATACATCAGAGACCTCATCCACTACACACTTGAAGATATCAAAGACTAATTCTCGACCACCTTGTTTGTCTGTAAAGCTTCCTATCTTAATCATAGTACTCCTTATTTAACTGCCATCAGGTATAATCCAATGTTACCTACAGCATAACCGAAGTAACATATACCCATACCTATGTTACCTCGGAGTGATTGTTCAGCTGCGATATACAGGTAGATTAATCCTGTTAGGATAATCAACCATGCACTCATTAGATTACCTTTCCTTGCTCATGATACTTAACTAGAGCATCGAGATACCACTTAGCTTTCTTAAGCTCTTGTAGTTCCTCATCCTTCTTACCGCATCTCATCAAGTATTTATATACCTGACCTAGTAAGTGAGACTCAACACCATCAAGACCCTTAAGCATATACACCATCATCTCCATGTACTGATATCCTGGAACGATATCCTTGTAGTGTGATGGGTTGATAGCATCTTTATTCTTCTCTGCAGAAGCATCAAGAATCTTTTCCATCATAGTCTTTTCTGGTTTCTCAGTGTTAAAGTTTCTGCTTGCCACATAGCCTTTAACTTGACCATGCTTCAACGCATACTCATCATAGAAGTCTAAGTCAGGATCAGTCTTAGGCTTCCATGCGTGTGCTCTTTCAGCACCTAGTACATAGGCTTCGAACTGTTCTTTACCAGAGATAACAGTGATAACTCCATGATGCTCTACTCGTGCCTCAACCGTATCAAACAAATCAGAGTCATCAAAGAACTGATTGTAATCTTCTTGAGCTGTATGAAGGCGGGCATGTGTAGCTACTCTATTGTTGTTGACATAAATGTCTGTAATGTATTCCATTCTAATTCCCTTTCAGTTATTTGTAAACATCACCGTTCTCTTCAATCTTTGCATCCTCATACGGTGCTATGAGTCTACGATACAATTCTAACTTACAACCCTCTAATGCACCCATTGCATCATTGAATCGTTGATAACTTGTTTGGTAGTCTCTGTTAGAGTCACCATACAAATAGATTTGTACTATACGAGTCAATTCATAATTCAATTCACCAGCATTTTGTGGTGGTCTGAATTGTAATTCTTCTCTTGTTTCATATTTAATATACGGCATTATTCTTTATCCTCCATTATTTCAGCGATTTCAAAACCCCAACCATCACACCAGTCACAGTCATCATAATCACCATCATCCATAAGTCTCTTACGAGCATGTTCTTCGTTGTCAGCACTTACTTTATAGCAATAAGAAACTGTTTCTGTTGTGTATACTCTATATACAGGCATATTACCCTCCCCAACCTTGTGGTGTTAAGTCTTCTAGACCATTGTTATCAAAGAATTTTTCTTGAGAGAAGTCTGTTAGTTGACTATCCCAATCCCAAAACTCATCTGAATCTTCATCAGTAGGTTTAGGTGAGTCTTGTAGTTCAGCAAATTGTGATTCATAATCGTCTTTAATTTCACCCCATGAATAGCATTCATCATCACCATCACGATAGAAACCAATATAAGCACAACCTATTTCATTGTAAGTAGCTTCTACCTTATAACCATCTTCAACTAGTCTGTTGTAGAAACCAATAGGAGGACTCCAAGCAGAATCAAAGAAGCATTCATAAGCTTTGCCACCATTAGTAAGAACCTGATGGTCTACATTAGGATCCCATTTAGTACCCCAAGTAAACACTTGCCAGTCATACCAATTAGCTTGACCATACTTTTCTATATTAGCTTGTTCTTGCTTCTTAAGCTTCTCACCTTCTTCACCACTCATATGACCAGCTACGGTATCAAGTAGTTCTTGAGGTGTAGGATAAAAGAAAGAACATAAACCACCTTCAGCTTCTGCATGACGATGTAATGCTCTTAACTTTTCTTCTTGTTCTTCTGTTGTTGCTGTAATTCGCAATCCGTTAGCACACCAATTAGGCATGTTCATTCTCCTTTTCAATCTTCCAAACACCATTACCGATAGTCCATATCTTCAGACCATCACCATAATAAACATCTTCAACACACTTGTAGCCTAATTCCTGTAGTAACAAGTGAAAAGGCTTACTCGAAGTATGTTGCGACTGCATCGATTGCATCGTCCAAATCATGATATATCTCCGTTGCGTAGAACTCTACAAAGGGATGTTTGAATTGATTAGCATCTGTAACTACGATGATAATCTTATTCTTAGTATGTGCATGTGCCATCTCACATACTGTTCCCCACTTACGACCAGGTGTACTATCTCTTAAGTCAACTAATACGACTGAGCTATAAGCGATATCTTGTAGGTCATGTTTAACTACACGATTAGCTGTGTAATCATTCTTAGCTTGGTCATGGTAAGTGACTCTCCTTGTAGGATCTAAGGTGTCAATATCTCTTTGGAAAAGTTTTCTTGTAGCATACTCTCGCCATTCTTTCATTTGTTCTTTGGTTAATCCTTCGATTGCACCAGCGAGATATACATACTGTTTGTGTTTATACATAATTCTCCTTTAACTATAAACTACATCACCAAACAAACCTGCTTGTACAATAATGTCTGCACAAACAGAATCAATCATGCCTGCATCTTGGTCAAAGACTGCTTGCATAATATAATCACGATACTGCTTATTCAATGGCATATCTTCTTTAAGAACTCTATCAAGACCTCTTTTAATTAAGTCAATATCAAGAGTTGCTGTAAGATACCCATCAGCTTCAGGGTTCTCATAATACATTTCTTTGGTGATAGGATTGTAAGTCATACACCAGTAATCAATGCCACCATAAAGAGCTATCTCAATGATGTCTTCATAAAATTCATCTTTCATCTTCCCACCACCTTATCTTTGGATTAGTCTTTTCGTATTTCTCTACTAACTCTTTTAAAGACCACATATAGTCAGTCTCTATTGTACTAAGCCATATAGAGAACTTACCCCAGTCTTCGTTAAGCATAGGATCTAAGTGAATCTCATCACCATACTTACCTAAGTCTTTACCACGACAATCAATTCTACCTGCAGAATATGTCCATGGTTCTAAGTTTCTTTTCTCATACCAGTATTTATTAATAGGACCCATCCAATTAGTACTGTATCTTACTGTCATTTTGGATTCCCTTAGAGCTGTGTTAGCAAAGCGTTATTAGCATTGTGTTGCTGGTTTTTCTTCTCGGCTAGTGTTATCCCAGAAGTATTCGCATGTTAAGTCTATGCGAGGACTGTCTGTAAATACTGATTGCCAATACTTATTTCGTGGTGCTGTATAACGATAGCATTTATTTTTCTGCTTACATTGTTCATCATTACACATAGTAATATCAGCCATGACAAATTCCTTCTTGAATAAGTGTATCAGCAGTTCTACCAAACCATCCTTGTAAAGACCATGCTAACTTAGTATCAATCAGGTGTTGCCATGCCTCAATTACTTGTTCTTCAGATTCAGCTTCAATGAATCCTTCGGCAATTCCTACTGCATCAAAGTCCTTCATTTAATCCCATGCCTTTCTTCTATTGCTCTAGCAAATTCAACAAATCCAATAGTTTTCATGCTATGTCCGCAAGGAATTTCATCTATATGTTCTTGATGTAGTTCCCATATTTCCTCATCACTTAATGGCTTTGTTTGTGGTGTGTATTGTGCAGGTCTAGCTTCATACTCCATAAAATGCTGTTCACAAAGACTGCCATAATTTACACAAGGTTCAAATTCTCTAGTTTCACCATCCCATTCGCTAGGGAATCCCATAAATGATGACTTACACCCACAAGTTAGGATAGTAAACACAGATGGGTTTTGCTTATCCAATTCTTCTACAAGTCTGCGAATCATAGCAGGTGCTTCACTAGGAACATATTGACCTAACGATTCAAGTTCATCTACTAATCTTAGTGCTTCATTCTTCATCTTCATTCCTTTCTTCTTCAAGAAAATCAAAGTAGTTTTCTAAGTCACTATTGATTCCTTCAGGAAGTCTTGTAGATATTTCTTCTTCAAGACCATCATCCCAGCGAATATATAAATCAACCTTGACTATTTTTCTCATTTAACTACCTCTACTTCAGTCCAAGCTGCAAAATGAACAACATTATCACCATCTTTGCAGTATGAATACATACCATCAATATGTTTAAACTGATATACTTTGTCGTAATCAGGGTCAGGAGAGCAGACAGGTACTTTTATGTTATTGTCTACTAACCTAAACATATCATCACGCTTTAGGTTATATAATTCCATTAACTTTCCTTTTGTTTCTTGACTATATCAGTAATAAATTCCTTAAGCAAATAAGGGTCTGTTGTTGGATCTAGTAAATCCATAAGTGTATCTTTATCTTCAATGACAACATCACCAACTTCTTCTCTTAAGAATTTACGAAGGTCATCATAATCATATTGATTAAACAGCTCATCATTATCAATGTTGTAATACACATATTCAATGATATCGCTGTCATCAAATTCAGTTAGAACTTCATTTAAATCCACATCAACTGTAATATAAGCCATTATACTTCTCCTTAGTCTAAACCATAATATTTAACTTCAGCCCTGTATGGAGCTGTTCTTGTAATGAAATCAACACTTGGACTACTCCAAGGGTCTAATTCATTTTTTAACTCGGTAGCTTTTTCAGATACCTCATCAAAGTTATCACCGAGAATTATATATACACCGCCTGTTCCTCGGTTGAATCTGGTTACATTAATTGTCATCTTCTTCTCCGAAATCAACATCACATAGGTCAAATTCCCTGTTGATAGTGTCTTCATATTCATATTCACCGTCATAGGCTTTTTGATATGCTTCTTCATCATCTTTAGCTTCAACAAAGACTCTATCTGTGGTAGTAACTACAAAGGTATATACATTCATCAGTAGTTTCCTATTAAAGTAATAGTTCCAATTTCCCATCCTTCATGCAATAGATAAGCAATCTCATCTGCTAAATCTTCTACAGTAAGGAAAGTATCAGTTGTCCATCTATCAAGTGGACCAAAGCGTTTATTTAAGGCATACATATTAATCCTCGATTAAACAAACAAACTCAGGAATAGGAGTTGAATAAGCATTTTCGATATAGCTATCTTCTGCTTGTGTTCCTTCTTCCCATTTAGATAATGCTAATGCTGTGGCATCAATCTCGCTATCAGCTTCAACAGTGTAAGTATAATGCCAATACTGCTCTTCACGAAATGTTACATCATATTTAGGCATATTATATTCCTCTTAATAGTGTAAAATCGACTTCATCGATGGTGTAGCTATGCTCACGACCATAGAATTCTTCAGGTAAATCACTTAGGTTTTCCCATAGCATCTTTTCATCACAACCAGCTAAGGATTCTCTTTCATCAGAATCCCATACATGGTATCTGTGGGTTAGTTTATCGAATAATACTAGAACTGTCATATGAACTCCTTAGTAATGTCATCAGCATCAGGATATTGCTTGAGGATTAATTCAGGTGCATAGCTATATCGGTTGATATCTTTCTCATTGGTTATGTTATATCTTCTACCATGAGAATCTTCAAGGATTCTTTGTTGGTTACTATAATCTACATGACGAACAGGTGCAGATTTAACTATAGCACCGTAGTCACTAACTCCTACAAGGAAATGTTCAGTAATGATAGGAGGTAATCCTAGCATAACTGGTTGGTCTTTATTATCTAGTGGACGATTTACTTCGTAGATACGCCATTCATCTAATTTAATCATATTATCCTTTGATGTGTTCAGATAAGTGTTTTCTAACTTTTGTTTGCTTTCTATTATGAGAAATTATAGCGTGCAATGGTGCTATCACAAGAATAACTAATGCACAGAAAGCCATATATGCTTCTATTAGAATCATACGCTTTCCTTTGTATGAAACTTCATAAGTTCATCATGGTAAGCATTAAGAATACCATAGATAATAACCCACATATATGCACTATCATCTTGGGTTTTAATGTAATCATCAGCTTGTTGAAATGCTTGAGCGATGGAAGTTGGTGTAGCAAATAAGCTACAGTGCATACTATCGATGACTTCTAGTTGATTCATTTTAGACTCCTATAAAGAATTTCATCTTCAATTTGTTGTTTAAGGATAATTTCTCTTAGACTAAGGCTTACTAACGAGAATTGCTTTAGTAAAGCTTTTAGTTGTTTGGTTGTTAGACTAGTGATATTCATAAGGAAAATAAAAAGAGAACCCTTATTAAGGATTCTCTTTATTAATGGTAGGTTAGAATGGGTCTTCTTCTGTGTTAGCTGTAGCTACTGTTGGTTCTTCTGAACCATCAAGCATATCAAAGTCTACACCTGAGGTAGCTTTGTATTCTTTAAGGTCAGTAACTTGAACAGCTACTAGCATTACAGAAGTACCTTTCTTACCCATCATTTCGTAAGGGCGAAGGAATACCATCACATTACCCATAGAACCGTTACCTACGATACTACGGTCTTGGATGGATTCTTTCTTAGCATCTACTAAGCGAACAGGTTCAGCTGGAGAACCATCAGCTTTAAGTGCTTTCTTCTTTAGGTTTACTGATACTTTACCATCAGTGGTAGCTTTTACTTTACCAAACTGTGATAATTCTTTCTCTCGAGACTTATCAGCAACTACTTGGATTTCCCACTGTAGTGTACCGAAAGGTGATACTGCATTATTAAGCTTAGCCCAACGAAGTTCTACATCTTTGATGATAACATTTGTTTTGGCTTCTGTGTTTGCTACTACTTTAGTTGACTTAGTTGTCATGGTATGTTTCCTTTAAATAAATTAAGTTAAGTTTGTATAAGACTAAAAAATAAAAGACTACCCTGAATGGATAGTCTCTTTACTACATTCACTTATTACGGTGAATTTGGTTACCGAATCGATTAAGACGATTCATGTGTTCATAGAAGTGTTTATCACCTACACGATAGGTAATCTTAGGTAGATTTTTATCGGTAGGTATTAACACTACTTTATTTGGGTATCTTCTCCACACAGCACTCTTGGTAGAATAACTGGTGGATACTGTTAGAACATTGATGATGGTATTGATAAGTTGGTTGGTGGTTCTCATGATACTCCTCTTAGAAGTCTTCTGCTATGGACTTATTAATAGTTTCTTTGATAGTATCTATCTTTTCTTTAGTTTCATTAACCAAAGAAGACATATTATGTTTCTTTAGTTCTTCTTCTAATTCTTCATCAGATAGACTTTCATATGACCTATTAATATTGGTTTGGTCAATTCTCTGTAACTTAGGTTTCTGATATTCAGCTATCTTCTCAGCTAACTGAGCAGCTAATAAGAAATCATCATCTTCTAAGGCTTTTAACATACCAAGATTAAGAATACCTAAAGCATCTAATTGAGGAAGTTCATCTAAGACTTCCTGCATATTCTTAGCTTGTAGTTTAAACTTCTCTTTCATCTCTTTGTTAATTCTCTTAGCTTCTACTGATTTCTTTTGATTCTCTCTAGCTATCTCAGGAGTAATAATTTTAAGATTAGCTAATGACTTGGGATTATATGGCATAATCTCCTCTCATGATGTTATGACTATGAACTCTCATTAGTATAGTCATTGGTTGATAGGTCTATTAATTAATCTCTTAATTAATCTCTTTAAG